AACAATGCTGGTGTTCTAACGGAAGAACTATACAACAATCCAGCGTTATTTAATGGTTCCGTAAGAACATTCTGGAAAATGCCAAATTATGGTTATTTGGATACGCAAGCAATCCAAAGACCTGATTACGATGCGTACATGAACCTAATTCCAAGGACAGGGGATGTACCACCATTCAAACTTATTCTGCCATCAGCGTCATTGGCTGTTGTTGACAATTACTCCAAGATTGATGATTTATTGTCCGTTTTTGACAAACAAGTTTTGGATTTGTTTGAAAGAGAATTTTTGAAATTCTCACAATCAGTGCTGAATTTCGACCCACAAGTTGGTGATGGAGATTTCATAATTGATGACTCAAGAGCGACATCAAGAGGAACAAATCCTCAAAATACAACAAACAATCAATCCTACAGAAACTTCCAGCTTCTTTTTAGAGAGCTTATGAGTGTTCCGTTGCCAACCTCGTTTGCAACTCAAGAGGATTTGTTTAAACAAGTTATAGACGCTCAGTTTTCAAAATCTATGAGTGAAATCCAAAACTTGATGGAATATGATGTGGCTTTCAGACTTGGTAACCCAACCCAGTACAAAAGAAGAGAAACTGATTCATATTTGAGTTATGTATTGGGAACCGCTAATGTAATTGACCCGATACCATTTGGTCCTTACGTTCAGGGTTCACTTCCAACATTTGGTGGTTCAGTATCGGTGTTGCTGTCAGAAATAGACAATCCAGCAGCATGGCAAGCATTGCGTTTAAATGTTGGTTTTTCTGAAATCCCTGAGTTAGCTTATAATAATGCTGGTTCTTTTATTACAGACTTCTTTGTTGACAACAATATTGCTTTCACACAACAAAACGTTGAGTTTCTAGCACCAATAATAAAAATGTATGCAACACAAAAACTGGAAGACCCAGCTATTACAGATACACTTTTTGCTAGCTCACTTGAAACATATTTGTCTTTGACAATTGATATTCAGAACACATCATTAGACAATACTCTCACTCTTGTACGTAAAGAATTGCCAAATATTACAGAGCTTCCGGAGAGAACCATCCAAAGTCAATTTGATTCCAAACAAAGTAAAGTTGAACTTTACGAGGTGTTCAAAGCACTAAACGACAAATGGATTTCTGGTTCGGATTTTACAAATCAGACTTTATTCGAGGACATTTTGTTTTTGGATAGAGCATCAAGAAATATTGGAGACAAAGTCATCTTAGACATATTCAATTTACAACAGCTTGTAAATCCAGAAAGTCTAAACTACAACATGAGCGTATTCACATTCATAAGTGGTATTCTAACTCAGAACCATTTTACTGTAATGCCAATGCCTGCTTACGTAAACTTCTATAATGTTCAACAAGTATCCGCAAGTGCTCAACCAAATATTGAGCCTGGTCGAGATTTTGCTAACAATATGTGGGGAACATTTTTGAGTGTGGATTATCGTAATTCAGGACCAAAATTAGTTTGTTTTTATTCAGAAAGACCTTCAACCTATTTGGATTTGAAGAGTGAAACCAAAAATTATTTATTCCGTAGTGATGCTTTTGACTTGAGAGAAGCAGAACTCAATCCACTTATTGAGGACCAAGCTGACAAGTCAGACTGGTCAGTTTCAAACAGAGTGGTAGGTTTTAACGTGGACATCGGTACTAGAAACCAAAATGTTTTTTACTCATTCAGTATCCAACAAGATGGGGGTAAAGCTACTTCAGAATCAATTCAACAAATTAATTTGATGTCTGCAAGTGCTGCGGGTAGAACAACAGCAACACAAAATGTTTCTCTGTACAACATTTACAAAAATATGAGTTACCAGTGTGAGGTAATTTCATTCGGGAATGCTCTTATTCAACCAACAATGTATTTCAACTTGAGACACGTTCCGTTGTTTAATGGTTCATACATGATTACTGAAGTTGTCCACACAATTTCACCAGGAACATTTCAGACAAAATTCAACGGAATTAGACAAAGCGTATTCACTTTACCGTTACTTGAAGGATATCTCCAGACAATCAATAAAAATTTGGTAACAAAATTATTGCAAGCCAGTAAACAAACTCGAGATGTATCTAGAGGAACTACAACTACCACAACCCAGGGTAATAATGCAAATCTTTCTACTGATACAAGAACAAGTGGAGCAACTCAAAATTCTTGTATGTCAAAAGTTCTCAATGAGCCATATTTGAACACTTTAGGTTATGAATCTGTTGCTGGATTATCAACATCAATTAATACGGCTGGATTTGTTACTCTTCTGAATCAAGTTACAGATAGTGATGATTTGAAATTTATAATTTTTGTATTGTCCTATGCATCAACGGGGGTTGATAATAGATTTGACTCAGGAAATAACAACTATGGTAAGATTACGTTGAACTATGACTATGGTGCTACCGCAGACTTATATTTCCAAAGAAGGTATGTTTGTCGAAGTATGAAGACTTTAAGCTCTTCTGAGGTTTCAATGCCATTTGCAGTATTTGATAGTCCATTAAATTACATGAGATTTGTAAGGGACAGAGTTACCAATAATCTTGGAGAAATACGTCAAAAAAGTATTGAGGTATACTACCTCCAAAACTGGCCTTACCCAAGAGCGTCGTCACAAACCTCCAACTCAACACTTCAAGCAAATCTTACAAATGCTGTGATACTTGCTAAACAGTTAGGGCTAACAACAACAATTCCAATTTTCACACCAGTTGCAACACCAACCCCCCAACCAAATAATATTAATCTAATCAATACTGTTACCCCAACTTGTACCTAATATAAGTTTGAGTATATTTATTAAGAAAAAACAACATGAATATGAATTCATTATTAAACCAATATCTAGGAAAGCAAACAAGAGTTTCTGAAAAAGATAACGGAGATGGTACAAAACAAGTTTGTGACCTTGATACGGGTGACTGCTACACCATCAGAGAAAGAGATGGTTTGATTGAAAGAGCCGGACATGATGTTACTCTGAATAGAAGAGTACGTGTCGAAACCCCAAATGGTATTAAACAACTTTTAAACGGCTAATCAAATGAGTATTGATAAGAAAATATTGAGAGAGATTGAAAGACATCATAAAATCAATAAGTATATTAACGAGCAAGAAGCTCCGTTAGTACCTGGTTTACCCGAACCAGGATTAGATGCGGCAGCTGAACCTGCAGCTCCAGTGGCTCCAGAAACACCACAAAAAATTGATTTGGCAACTGATACTGAAGTTGAAAAAATTGGTGCAGATGCTGGAACTGAAAGTGGTACTGAAGAATTGGATGTTACTGAACTGGTGAATTCACAGAAAAAAATTGAGACCAAGCAAGAAGAATATTTTGAAAACTTATTTAGCTATTTGCAAAACCTTGAATCAAAACTATCTGACATGGACAACTTGGTAAACAAGTTGAATGACATTGAATCAAAAATTGAAAAATTCAGACCTAAATCACCCGAAGAAAAATTAGCATTAAGAACAATCGACTCTGGACCCTTCAACAAAAAGCTATCAGATTTTTTTGATGACAAAAAAGAAGATTGGGAAAAATCCGGAAAACACGAATACATTTTAACATCTGACGAAATTGAAGACATAAGTCCTGCAGAAATTAAAAACACATTCAGACTTAACGACAAAAATCAACTACCTAACAAATTTTGATTTACGATATAATTTACTATAATTGAGGTTGTGGCAACACAACCTTTTTTATTATTTGACAACTTGAAATCTATTTTCTATCTTTTAAACACTAACTTAAATTAATTTTCTATGAGTTCATTAGACGCAGTACTTGCACAGTACGAAAAAAACCAACAATCTGGTGGTGGTAACTTTGGTAAAATGTCTCAGGACGAGCGCATGAAGAAATACTTCGCACTCATTCTTGATGACAAATCAAATTCCGGCACCCGTCGTGTCCGCATCCTTCCTACTTCGGATGGAAGCTCTCCTTTTAAGGAAGCGTGGTATCACGAAATCCAAGTGGGTGGTAAATGGCAAAAATTTTACGACCCAGGAAAGAACGACAACGAGCGTTCTCCTTTAAATGAAGTTTATGAAGAACTTATGTCCACTGGTAAAGAGTCGGACAAAGAGCTTGCTAAACAATACAAGTCTCGTAAGTTTTACATCGTTAAGGTCATCGACCGTGACCACGAAGAAGATGGTGTTAAATTCTGGCGTTTCAAACACAATTACAAGAACGAAGGTATTCTCGACAAGATTATTCCTATCTGGCGTAACAAAGGTGATATTACTGACCCAGAAAAAGGTCGTGACCTAATTATTGAATTGGGTAAGCAGAAGACACCAAAAGGAGCAGTTTATACAACAGTATCAACTATTATGTACGAAGACCCTTCAGCAATCCATGATGACAAAGCAACTATGGAAGAATGGTTGAAGGATGAATTGGGATGGCAAGATGTATATTCTAAGAAACCAGTTGAGTACCTTGAAGCAATTGCACGTGGTGAGACCCCACGTTGGGATAGTGAAAAAGGTGGTTATGTGTATGGTAACGACGAAGCATCTACCGAATCATTTGGTGGTACATCTTCATCAAGCTATCAGGACCCTCAAGCGGAATCAACACCTGACGAGGACCTACCATTTTAATTTAAGTTAGTTGGGTGGGGGAAACCCCACCCTTTTAATTATTAGACCTATGACTAAAGAAACTAGACAAAAAGCAATCGACAGTCTCAAAAAGAAATATGAGGCTCAGATTTTGGAAGCGGAAGCAACTATAATGATTTATCTTGAAAATGCTGCCGGTATTGGCGAACACCCACAGATGTTAGAAGAAATGGATAACATGGTGGAGAAGTTAGCAAATGCAAGCGACAAATTACAAGTATTAACCGAATTTTGGAAATATAATGGCAATAAAGAAAGCAACTGATTTTTCTTCATTTAAGAAGAAATATTCAACCTCAGCAAAGTATAAACCCCAAAGATTTTTTGATTTGGGAACAGAGTTCCTCGATGCAGTTGGTCTACCTGGACCAGCAATTGGTCACATCAATATGTTCCTTGGACACTCTGATACTGGTAAAACTACTGCATTAATTAAGACAGCGGTTGATGCTCAGAAGAAGGAAATTCTTCCTGTCTTCATTATCACAGAGCAAAAGTGGAGTTTTGAGCACGCACGACTTATGGGCTTTCAGTGCGAAGAAGCTGTTGATGAGGAGACTGGAGAAATTGATTGGGATGGATTTTTTATCTTCAACAATAACTTTGATTACATTGAACAGATTACTGATTATATCAACGACTTGTTGGATGCGCAAGAAAAAGGTGAGCTAGAGTACAGCTTGTGTTTTCTTTGGGATTCAATTGGTTCGGTACCATCAAAGATGACTTTTGAAGGTAAGGGTGGTAAACAACACAATGCAGCAACTTTAGCTGATAAGATTGGTATGGGTATCAACCAACGTATATCTGGTTCGAGAAAAGCAGAATCCAAATTTGAAAACAGTTTGATTATTGTGAATCAACCTTGGGTTGAACTTCCAGATAATCCTTACGGACAACCTAAAATCAAAGCTAAAGGTGGTGAAGCAGTATGGCTTAATAGCTCGTTAGTATTTTTGTTTGGAAATCAAAAAGGAGCTGGTACAACCAAAATTACAGCAACTAAGGACAAGCGGACAGTTAAGTTTGCTAGTAGAACTAAGGTTTCTGTAATGAAGAACCACATTAATGGTTTGGGTTACGAGGATGGTAAAATTATTGTTACACCTCATGGGTTCCTTGCGGGTAAGGATACTACAGAAGAAAAGGCTTCTATCGAAACTTATAAGAAAGAATATTCCGATTATTGGAAAGAAATAATTGGTAGTGATGGGGATTTCACTTTGAAGGAAGAAAAGGACCCAGAGAGCTTCTTATAAGGCTTATTTAGTATGTTAAGAAATGAGTTGTGGCTTGGCTGACTTATGCGGCCAACCACCTCATTTTATTTGTTGAACAATTGAAAAAAAATGTAATTGAAAACTCTATTAGTTGATGGAGATAATTTATTCAAAATTGGATTCCATGGAGTCCGAGACTTATTCGTTGAGGGTAACCACATCGGAGGAATCTACCACTTCCTCAACACCCTTAGAAAACAACTTGTGGATAATGAGTACGACAAAGTTGTCGTATTTTGGGATGGAAAACATAACTCCCAAGCTAGACGTGAATTATATCCTGCTTACAAATTAAATCGCAAGAACAATATGACTGAAGAAAAACTTGAGTCATACTATTCTCAAAAAAACAGGGTAAAACAATATCTAGAAGAAATTTTTGTTAGACAGGTAGAAATTGAAGGTAATGAATCTGATGATTTAATAGCTTTTTATTGTCAAATTTCACGAGATGAAAATAAAATGATTTTTTCATCTGATAAAGATTTGCTCCAGTTAATTGATGAACGAACATCCTTGTATTCTCCCTTGCAAAAATATACCTACCAAAACGGTGACCTTGTAAAATTTGGTAATTCGTACATTCCACATCAAAACATTCTGGTGGCTAAAATTTTTTTAGGAGACCAAAGTGATAATATACAAGGGATTAAACAACTTGGTGAAAAAACATTTGTAAAATATTTTCCCGAGGTACTTGAAAAGCCCATTTCTATTGGTGATATTTTAACAAGAACAGAAGTTCTAGCAAAAGAAAAAGCAAAACAAAACGTATTCAAAAATATTCTCAATGGTTTAACTAAAGAAGGTGAATTAGGAAATGAATTCTACGTAATTAACCAAAAAATAATGGATTTGAATAATCCATTAATCACTGAAGAAGCTAAAGAAATTGTTCAACAATATTATTCTGAATCTTTGGACCCAGAGGGCCGGGAAAGAAAAACAATAATAATGATGATGATGGAAGATGGATTCTTCAAGTATCTCCCAAAAACAGACGAAGCGTTCGTCGAATTTTTGAAACCCTTTTTAAAATTAACAAGAAAAGAAAAAAGACAATTTAATCAAACTAAATCAAATTAAAAATGAAAGAAGAAGCAATCATCAAAATGGAATTTCTCTTGACCCTCAATGACAACATTGTAGTTCAGAGATTTTACAATGTGCGCAATTTTAATCCGCAGGCTCGTCACTCTTATGACCTAGCATACTTTATGAAACAAGTTGAAGATGACTTGGTTACTGACTTGAAGATGAAAACTGTAATGTATATGATGGATAATCAAGAAGCTATCTATCTTGACCCAGAGATTCTTAATACCTCAAATACTGACGACCCAGAAAACTTCAATATGTATGTCAAATTGGCAGACGATGTTATTTTTCATAGAATTTTCGATGGAAAATTGTACCCCCCAAAAGTTCGTTACACCGTTGACGTGCGTCCTAGCTTGAAAAACATCCTCAAAGGATTGACTGACATTTTTTCAGCAGAAAATTTGTCTTACGAGTACATGGACTACGACCTATCTCGGTAATATTTACTGAATACATTACAGATTATGACTAAGAATTTTGACTATCTAGGAAACACTTTTCAACTTCAACTACTCAACCAATTAATCTTAGATAAAGAATTCGCCCAGTCGATTATTGATGTTTTAGAACCATCTTACTTTGATAACAAGTATTTCAAACTTGTTATTCAAATGATAAGAGAGTACTACACAAAGTATCAGTCTACGCCAACTTATGATACTCTTGACCAAATAGCTAAAGCAGAGATAAGCCAAGAGCTGGCACTCAAGATTGTTCTTGACACTTTGAAGCAAATTCAAGAAGCACCATTTGAAGGTGGTGTTTTTGTTCAAGAAAAAGCTTTGAAATTTTGTAAGCAGCAAGAACTTCAAAAAGCTATGGACAAGGCTCAAAAGATTATCACCAATGGTGATTTTGAGTCTTATGACCAAGTGGAAGGAATGGTTCGAGAAGCACTTCAAGTAGGTGAGAGAGAAACTGGAGTATTGGATGTATTCACTGGTTTGGATGATGTTCTGAACGATGATTACAGACATCCAATTCCCATGGGTATCGATGGCATTGACAGACTGTTAAAGGGCGGTTTAGCGAAAGGTGAGATTGGAGTTGTACTTGCACCAACTGGCGTTGGTAAGACAACTTTGATGACCAAAATTGCTAACTCAGCATTTAGCATGGGTTACAATGTGTTACAGATTTTCTTCGAGGATAACCCAAAAATTATCCAACGAAAACATTTCACAATTTGGACGGGAATCGAACCTGATAATCTTTCACTACGAAAGGAAGAAGTTATGGATAAGATTGCTGAAATTCAGAATACGATGCCCAACAAACTGATATTGAAAAAGCTTCCGTCAGATACGATGACTATGGCACAAATCAAGAATCAGGTTCGTAAAATGATTGCCGATGGAACCAAAATTGACATGATTACCCTTGATTACATCGATTGTGTTGTTCCAGAGAACACCAAAAATGATGAATGGAAAGCTGAAGGTTCTGTTATGAGACACTTTGAAGCAATGTGTCATGAACTTGGAATTGCCGGTTGGACAGCCACACAAGGTAACCGTTCATCAATTTCTTCTGAGGTAGTAACTACTGACCAAATGGGTGGTTCAATCAAGAAAGCTCAAGTAGGTCACGTAATCATTTCGGTTGCAAAAACTCTGCAGCAGAAAGAAATGAAACTTGCTACAATAGCAATCACCAAATCCCGTCTTGGACAAGATGGTGTTGTATTTGAAAACTGTAAGTTTGACAATGAGTTGTTGATTATTGATACTGAATCTTCTGTGACCTTCTTAGGTTTTGAAGAACAGCAGGAACAACGCAAAAGTGATAGGGTCAAAGAGCTTATGGAAAAACGCAAGCTTAGAGAACAAACAAATAGTCCGATTTAATTTAGCCATTAAAACTCAAATCTAAAACAAATGAATACAACTGATATTGTTAGTTCAAGTGAACCCCGTTTTGTTATCAAACGCAGTGGTGATAAAGTCCCTTTCGAAGAGGACAAAATAAAAAATGCTATAATTAAAGCAATGCAATCAGTCGGTAAGGTAGACCCTGAAATGGCTGAGAAGATTGCTAGGATTACTAAGAAGGGTATTTTCAGAAATAATAAGATTGGAGTACCACATGTTGATGAAATTCATGACATGGTGGAAAACAAGTTAATGGACAATGGTTTGAATGACGTGGCTAAAGAGTATATTATCTATCGCTCAAAGCACCAACCAAATATTTTCATGAAGAGAATTAACCTTAAGCCCTACGAATATCCAGCACTTGTAGAATACGTTGATGCTATTCGTCATTCATATTGGGTTCACACTGAGTTCAATTTCACTTCTGATATCCAGGATTTCATGGTGCATCTGAATGAAAAAGAGAAGATGGCAGTACAACGTGCAATGCTTGCAATCTCACAAATCGAGATTGCGGTAAAAACTTTCTGGGGTGATATCTACAAGAGATTACCCAAACCAGAAATCGGAAGTGTTGGTGCAACCTTTGCAGAATCTGAAGTGCGACATGCTGATGCATACTCACACCTACTACAGTTGTTGGGATTGAATGGAGAATTTGAAAACTTACTTGAAGTTCCTGCAATCCGTAGACGAATCAAATATTTGGAAAAATCTATCTCCGGCTCAAAGGCTGTGGAAAACCAAGATTACTTTGAATCAGTTGTATTGTTTTCAATGTTTGTTGAAAACGTTTCACTCTTCTCGCAATTCCTGGTAATTATGTCTTTTAACAAACATAAGAATGTGTTGAAAGGTATTAGTAACGCAGTTGAGGCAACTTCAAAGGAAGAGAATATTCACGCTGAGTTTGGTTTTGACCTGGTTAATCTAATCAAAAAAGAAAACCCAAACTGGTGGACACCAGAATTAGTTGAAGATTTGATTCAAGCAACCAAAGAAGCTTTTGAAGCTGAATCAGAAATCGTTGAATGGATTTTTGAAAAGGGTGATTTGGATTTCCTTTCAAAAGCACAAACAATTGAATTCATCAAACACCGTTTTAACGTTTCTTTGAATTCGATTGACATTGAGAATGTTTTTGAAGTCAACGAGAAACTCTTGGAAACTACCGAATGGTTTGATGATGAAATTCTTACAACAAAACACACTGACTTTTTTAACAAGCGTAGTATTAATTACAGTAAAAAATCAAAATCTATTACGCTTAACGATTTATTTTAATTTAAAAACAACGACAATAACAATATGGAAAATAGAGAACCTTTTGACTGGATTAATGATGAGTCAATTACATTCCTCCGACGAGGATATTTGAGTGAGGGTGAGCAACCCTTAGAACGAATAAGAACAATCGCTGAACATGCTGAAAAGATTTTGGGGATTGATGGATTTGCTGATAAATTCTACGACTACATGGGTAAAGGATGGTATTCACTGTCTTCTCCTGTGTGGGCAAACTTTGGAAAAAAGCGTGGATTACCTGTAAGTTGTTTCGGTTCAAATATTGGCGACAACATTGAGTCAATTCTTTACACTCAAGCTGAAGTCGGTGAGATGAGTAAAATGGGGGGTGGAACATCCGGTTATTTTGGAAACATTCGTGGTAGAGGTGCTGAAATTACAGATAATGGTCACGCACCTGGCTCTGTACACTTCATGAATTTGTTTCAAAGTGTTGTTGATAACATTTCACAAGGTTCAACTCGTCGTGGACGATTCTCCCCTTACCTTCCAGTTGAACACCCAGACATCATGGAGTTTTTGGAAATTGGTACCGAAGGTTTTCCTATCCAAGATTTGACCCATGCTGTAACGGTATCTGACCAATTCATGGAAGAAATGATTGCTGGAGACAAAAAGAAACGAGCTATTTGGGCTAAAGTAATTCAACGTAGAGGTGAAATTGGTTATCCATACATTATGTTCTCTGATACAATGAACAACAAGGCACCAGAGGTCTATCAAGAAAAAGGGATGAAGATTTATAACTCAAATCTTTGTTCGGAGATTGCACTTCACAACTCAGAAGAAGAATCTTTTGTTTGTGTTCTATCTTCAATGAATGTTTTGCACTACGACGAGTGGAAAGATACTGATGCGGTTGAAATGATGATTTATTTCTTGGATGCTGTTGTTACTGAATTTATTGAAAAAATTGATGCTATTAGAAATAGTGGTACAATTGAAGGACAACGTGCATTCTTTTATCTAGAAAAAGCATACAACTTTGCAAAGAGACAACGTGCTCTTGGTTTGGGAGTTTTGGGATGGCATTCATTGTTGCAATCCAAAGGATTACCATTCGATTGTCGTGATACAGCTAGATTGAATGTCGAAGTATTCAAACTCATCAAAGAAAAATCGTACAAGGCATCTGCTGAACTTGCACAGATGTTTGGTGAACCTGAAACTTTGGTTGGTTATGGTCGTAGAAATGTTACTTTGAATGCAATCGCACCAACAACTTCATCAGCGTTCATTCTTGGACAAGTTTCACAATCAATCGAACCTATTTGGTCAAATTGTTATGTGAAGGACGTTGCTAAACTAAAAGTGACCATCAAAAATCCTGTGTTGAAAAACCTTCTCGCTAGTATGGGAAAAGACACCAAGACAACTTGGGACAGTATCAAAAAGAATGATGGTTCAGTTCAGCACTTGGAATTCTTGACTGATGAACAAAAAGAGGTCTTCAGAACTTTTGCTGAAGTAAACCAATCAGCAATTATCAATCAAGCGGCTATCCGACAAGATTTTATTGACCAGGCTCAATCCTTGAACCTTATGGTTTCTCCGGATATGCCTACAAAAGACGTTAATAAGCTTTTGGTAGATGCATGGCAGTTGGGAGTTAAAACTCTTTATTACCAACATTCAATGAACTCAGCTCAAGCATTTGCTAGAAAGAAATTGAATGTAAATGACTTGCACTGCGCATCATGTGAGGCATAAATAAAGGTTTAATACCTTAATGAATGAAAAACCCAACAAAGAACTTGTTGGGTTTTTTCATTTCTTATAAAAATTTTCAAGGTATATTTATGTGATATGGCAGATGGTGTTACATATGGTTTAGCGTTTCCCTTTGAAAACTCCAATAAAGGAGATTATCTATTATTGACAGAAACGCAATTTGCACAAATAAGAAGTGACCTAATTCACTTGTTACTAACAAGAAAAGGTTCTCGATACTATCTCCCAACATTTGGCACTAGGTTATATGAATTTCTATTTGAACCTTTTGACGGTTTAACCTTTGATGCTATTGAAGCAGACATAAGAGATTCTGTTCAACAATTTATGCCAAACTTACTTATAAACAATATTACAATTGAACCTGCAGACCCTTCTGAAGAAGTTCCACTTGCAAGAGGTGAAAGTATTCCAGGACAAGCGAAGGATAATGTTTTCCGTGTTCCTGGAAAAGGGACATCGGAGTATACAGCAAAAGTTAAAATTGATTATGCTGTAGATAATAACACTTTCGCACAAAGTGATTTTGTTATCTTGAATATTTAACAATATATGGCTACAAACAGAATATCCTACACTGCTAGGGATTACGAAAGCATCAGAGTTGAATTACAAAACTATGTAAGAACATACTATCCTGAATTGATTCAGGATTTCAACGATGCTTCAGTATTTTCTGTTTTTCTTGATTTGAACGCTGCAATTGCGGACAACCTACATTACAATATCGACAGAAGTATTCAGGAAACAGTCCTGCAATATGCCCAGCAAAGGTCCTCAATATACAATATAGCCAGAACATACGGTCTTAAAGTTCCTGGACAAAGACCTTCAGTTGCTTTAGTTGATTATTCAATTACTGTTCCTGCTTTTGGGGACAAGGAAGATGAAAGATACTTAGGTATTCTCACTCGTGGTTCACAGGTTTTTGGTGCTGGTATTGCATTTGAAAACCAAAACGATGTTGATTTTGCTTCACCATATAACAGTTCGGGATTTCCAAACAGAACAAAAATTCCTAACTTCGATGCTAACGGAAACTTAATTAACTATACAATAACCAAAAGAGAATTGGTTGTTAATGGTATAACAAAAGTTTTTAAAAGAGTTATCAATCCAGCCGACGTTAGACCTTTCTACGAATTGTTTCTTCCTGAGAAAAACGTTTTGGGGATAACAAGTGTACTTCTGAAATCGGGAACTAACTATACCAACGTACCAACAGCATCAGAATTTATTGGTTTAGAAAATAGATGGTTAGAGGTTGATGCTTTAGCCGAAGATAGAGTTTTCATTGAAGACCCAACAAAAGTCTCTGACCAGCCAGGAA